GTCTACTAGTAATGTTATTTAGTTGTAAGACAAAAACTGAAACAGTTGAAGATCTTAGATCTAATAAAATAGTAAAAATTCACGAAGGATCTTTTGCCTTTTGCGGTGCATCTGGAGCAATTCCTACAGGAAAAAAGATTATTGTTCAAGGAGTTGAGTATGATGAAGGATGCGCAATATGCCCTGTATTAGACGGACCATCTATTTCTAATTTAGCAATGAAAGGAATTAGTGGAACTTATGGAAAGTTTAATGTAGATGAAAACTTCCAAACTCCTGATGGAACTAATGGTACAGCATGGTCTTTATTTTGGTATTTTGATTCAACAACTGCAGTACCTCAATTTAATCCTGAAACTAAAGAGTGGGAATTACTACCTCCAGTAAATCGTGCGTTTGTTGTAAATCTTGATAATCCAAGTACAAGTGAAAGTAATATGTTTGCTATGCCAGGTATTATCTTTGATACTACATCTACAGGTATTGTATTAGCAAGAGTATACGGACCGCTTAATGAAGCAGCAGTTCCACTACGTAAAGCTATTCCTGTTACATCTGGAATGACATCTATAACTGCAGCTAAAGAAGGATTCCCTTATCCTGTAGGAACACCTGTTCCTGTTAGTCAATTAAGCAAGGAACTTCAAGAAAAAAAATAAATAAAATACTAATTGATGTTTTTAAACAAAACGACTGATCAATCAAATTTAGACATGTCAGATGGTAGAGATTTAAACTACTATCTTGAAATGACTAAAGACTATAAGCCTGATTTTGACTTCTCAATAAAACAAATAGATGGTTATAATGTAATCGACGATGGAGAATTTCAATATGGAAGCAAAGCAAAGATGGGTGACTTCATGATTAGTCAAGTAAAAGAAGATACATTAGTTTATGTTGCTCCAAGAACAGGCTACGCCCCGTATTCATTATCATATCTTGCAAAGAAGTATAATAAGAAACTAGTATTACTTATGCCAGCATCTAAAGAAGCTTCTGAACATCAACTACGTGTTATTGAAGATGGGGCTACGCCAATATTCTTAAAGACTCCTGCAATGCCAACTATAAATGCTTGGGCAAAAGACTTTGCAAAAAAAATCGGAGCAAAATATATACCATTCGGTCTTAAGCACGAACAAGTTGTAGCAGGTGGAGTTAAAATATTTCACGAAGCTTTTAAAGATAAAAAGATAGATGAATTGTGGAGCGTATTCTCAACAGGAGTATTATCTAGAACGCTTCAAATAGCACTTCCAGATACTAAGTTTAATGCAGTGGCAGTAGCAAGAAACGTACAACCAGGTGAACTTGGTAGAGCTAAATTTTATACCTACCATAAAGAGTTTCTTAAAGACTGCGACATTGATACTCCATTTGATTGTATCAAAACCTATGATGCAAAAGGTTGGGACTATATGAAACGTTATGGCAACTCTGGAGATTGGTTTTGGAATGTAGCTAGGAATATGCCAAAGCCTACAATTAAGGCAAGTGATATTGATTCTCAAAGAGAGTGGGGAGATAAAAGTGATATCCTTAAATACTTAGGAGAATAGTTTTACAATCTACAAAATCTATTATATATTTGACTTATGAATATACTTCAAGAAGCAAACAAGATTATCTACGAAAGATCTGAAGAAAAAGAGCGTCAATACGGACCTATGCAAGAAGGTATGGAAGAAGCCGCTAAGATTGCATCTTTGTTAAGCCGTAAAGAATTAACTGCTGTGGACATGTACAATGCCATGATTGCTCTTAAATTATCAAGACAGGCATATAACCATAAGGAGGATAATCTTCTAGACTGCGTGGCTTATATGGCATCACTAAACGATTATCAAAATAATATTAACAATGAAAGTACAAAAGTTAAGGGAAGTAAAAACACCAAATAGAGGAACAGAAGTATCAGCAGGAATTGACTTCTACGTACCTGAAGATTTTGAAACAAAAGTATTAGCACCAGGACAATCTGTTCTTATTCCGTCTGGTATTAAAGTGAGAGTTCCTATAGGATATGCATTGATTGCATTCAACAAATCAGGTGTATCAGTTAAGCAAGGCCTATCTGTTGGAGCTTGTGTAGTAGATGAAGATTACGATGGAGAAGTTCATCTTCATATGATCAATACATCAGACAAAGATCAAACAATTTCTACAGGTCAAAAACTAGTTCAATTTGTATTAATCCCAGTAAGCTATACAAATGTAGAAGCTGTAGATGAGCTTCCACAAAGAGTTACACAAAGAGGTGCTGGAGGCTTTGGTTCAACAGGACTATAATATGACTAAACTAGATACAGTATTTATAAACATAGCAAAAGAAACCTCTACTCTGTCACACTGCGCCCGCTCAAAAGTCGGCGCAGTTTTAGTTAAAGATGGCAATATAATCTCTTTTGGTTACAATGGCACTCCATCTGGAATGGATAATGCTTGTGAGAAAGATAATGTTACTCTAGCCCATGTTATTCACGCAGAGTGTAATGCAATTCTTAAAGCGGCTAAAACAGGTAACTCTGTAGATGGTTCCACTTTGTACTTAACACTAAGTCCTTGTTTAGACTGCTCTAAACTTATTCTGCAATCAGGAATTAAAAGAGTTGTATATTTGGATAGATATCGCAGTCCTGAAGGTATTGATTTTCTTAAACAATTTATTGAAGTATACCAATATGAAATTTAAAACAGCAACTGACGCATTTGAGAATCTTTATCCGCTAATAATGAATACAGGTGAAGATTATGCAGGCACAAAAGCTTTGTTTAACTGTAGTTTTTCTTTAGAGAATCCAGAAGATAAAGTTATTAAGACTCCTGAACGTAAGTTTAAACAAGACTATGCTGAGTATGAATGGAAATGGTATCTAGAAGGTAATAGAGATGCTAAAGAGATAGGACAAATAGCGAAGATATGGAATAACATGATGATCCCAGGCACTACTAATGTGAACTCTAACTATGGGTTTTTTTGGAATTATAACAATCAGCTTCGTAAAGTAGTTTCAGAACTTAGAAGAAATAAAGAATCAAGACGTGCAATTGTATTACATTACCTTATACATGAAATGGATCAGTATAAGTATGATACTCCATGTAATATTGCTTTGAATTTCTATATAAAAGATGGTGTGTTAAATCTAACAGTATTTGCAAGATCTATTGACTTAGTTTATGGATTCTCTAATGATCAGTATACATTTGCTAAGTTAATGGAAAAGGTTGCAGAAGAGTTAGCAATGCCTCTTGGCAATATGCATTGGTTTGTAACTAATTTACATATCTATCCTAGGCATTATGAATTGATAAAATAAAGACTATGATGTTTGAAACAAACCTATCTAGAGAGTTCTTAGAATCTAAATTATCTAAACTGTCAAAAAAGACGTATAATCAATTTATGTGGTGGAGAAGGTATCAATCAAGACAAACTCTACACCCTTATAATACTCTATATCAAAAAATAGTAAATGGAGATTATGAGAATTCAGATTACTACTATCAAGCAGAGTATGAAAATCATATGCTAGAAGACGCAATATCTGATATTAAGTATTATGAGGATAAGTTAGAAAAAATAAGTTTGTTTAGGACTAGATATAAAAAGCTCCAAGAGGATTATTTAAAGGAAGAAACTGACATCATGACTAAAATGAAAAAAGATTTTAAAACTACATTTAAAATATCTCAAGAGAAGTTAGACAGTATAATGGAATCTTTTGATGGAACAACATTAGAGCTTTATAATCATATAAAACAATTGTAATTAAACTCTAATTAAATATTTTTCTATCTTAATTTAATTTATTATATTTATCAAAAGAACGGTTATGGAGATTCAAGCAAGCGATTCCTTTTTTGAGAGTTTAAAGAAACTGATATGGCATCAAAATCCTATTTATAGGATATATAGCCTATTCAGACACGACCTCCCTGCATTCATTAAGAATATTTGGAGGTTTCGTAGTGAGCTATGGTCGCATCGTTGGTGGGACTATCACTTTACGTTAGAAATCTTGAAAAGATCCCTTGAGATTCAAGAAGAGAGTACAAGATTAAAAGGCACAGAATCATCAGAGTCTCTTGATAAAAAACTTGTAAAGATGAAAAGAGCTATAGAGCTCTTACAAAATAAAATTGAGGACAATTATATTGATAGAATAGAGGACATAAATGGAAAATTAGTTATGAAAGAGTGGAAGTTTGAAGATTCTGAAAATGGCTCATATGTACTAGTTGATGAAGATACAGAAGATGAAAAGAAGCACAACAGAATGATTTTTAAAAAAGCTTACGATTTAGAGGAAAAAGAATGGACTGAGTTATGGGAAATCATTAAAGGCAAAAAGTGGGAAGCAGGAAAAGACTGGGATGGATCAGACCTTAGAGGGTGGTGGAACTAGCTATAAAATTATTATTTATGATAGGCATTATTTTGTTAGTTGTTGCTATTTTTGGTTCATTAGTCTGGCTTTGGGTAGGCGGTATAGACTACATGGCAAAAAAACATCCTAATTATAAAGGAGAAGATTTTTTAAATTGGGATCCTAAAGAAGAGGATCTTAATAAGGTAGCAGGAAGAGAAGTCTCTGATGAAAATTTATATAATGAAATTTATTAAAATTAAATTAAATAGTTATGAAACAAGTTTTTGAAAGAGTACAAACAGGATTATTTTTTGCGGCAATCCTAATAGCCATCCTAGTAATTAGAGATCAAAGAACTAAGATAGAAAAATATAAGTATTCAGAAGGAATGCTTCAAGGAGGCGACATTGCAAAACAACAATACATAGACTCGCTACAACACGTAGTTGATTCACTATATTGGGAATTACTTCCAACTCAAATTGAATTAGGCAGATACCAAGTTGCTTATGGCATGTTTAAAGAACGTAATCCAAAAGCAGCTAAACAATTTGACGAGATTATTTCATTAGAAACAGAATAAAGTATGGAAAACAATCGTAGATCATTTTTTAAAGGACTAGCAACATTAGCTAGCGGAGTAGTAGCAGCTAAAGTATCCGCTTATGTACCAAAGAAAGAAGAACTAAAAGAAGAGCTGATGGTAACTAGTACTATTACTATTAAACACGGTAATGAAGAATATCATCCGCTTGTAGTAAAGAAAACAGATATAGATGGTATGGTATTTGAACAACCTAAAAACACATTGTCCCTAGGAAACTCATTCACTATAAAAGAATCAACTCCAAAAATTAGAAAAGCAAACGTATGAGTAAATTAAAATAATCACCCACTATAAACAAAATAAGCCTTCGTATTAGAGGTTTTTTTTATATTTGTTGTATGACATATGAACAAAGACGAGACTTACTACTTAAGACAATGAGGAAGCAAACAGACAGTTGGCTTAAAGAGGATCAATATGAAGAGTGGCAAAAGAAGAATAAGCCAAAGCACTCGTATACTTTCAAACCAAAAAGAACTATAAGGACAAGCGATATTTATAATAAAGAATGCTTAAAGTATTATCCTCAGTTGCAGTAGTTCTTTTACTTAACGTGTCATTAAAGGCGCAAGACACAGTTAGATTGTTCCATAAAGAGTATACTACAGTATTCTCTAAATCTTTAAAGTATCCTGTATTGGTTGAGTGGTGGATAACAAAAGCTAAAGTAACATGTCTTAATCCTATACCAAGAAAAGATAAGTTTGCACCAGATCCATTTCTAAGCGCTGAAACTGATTTAACTGTAGATTATAAGGGATCAGGAACTGATCGCGGCCACATGGCCCCAGCAGCCGATAACCAATGTTCTGGTCCTACTGCTATGATTGAGTGTTTTTACTTTTCTAATATGGCACCTCAATATCATAGTTTAAACGCAGGAGATTGGAAAACTTTAGAAATGTTAACTAGAGATCTAGCTTCAAAACAAGATTCTATTAAAGTATGGTGCGGATCTATAGGAGAGGCAAAAAAGATAGGTAGAGTTTCTGTTCCTACAAAGTGTTGGAAGATTATATACATAAATAAGACAAATGAGTGGATGGCATATATATTTAATAATGATCAATCTAAACCAGATGGTTTAGCAAATAATAAAGTAGCAGTTCAAGATATAGAGAAGTTAACCAATTTAAAATTTAAAATAAAGTAATATGAGTGTTTTGTATTTTTCAGCAGACTGGTGCGGTCCTTGTAAATCATTTAAACCCGTAGTACAGCAAGTTTCACAAGAGTTAGGAGTCTCTGTTAATTATGTTAATGTAGACTATGACGCATCACTAACCCAGAAGTACTCTATTACGTCTGTACCTACTATTATGGTAACAAATTATCAAGGAGACGAAGTATATAGAAAGTCTGGAGTCTTGTCAAGAGAGCAATTAATTAGCATGTTTAATCAATTTAAGTAAGCTTTTAAGATATTTATATCTAAAATAGGTTGATCAATTAGTTTTAGTAACAGGTTTTATATTTGTTTACAAAACTGATTATCAACTATGGACATTAGCAAACTTAAAGGTCACATTCCTGAAGCTGTACTAGCACAGATCCCTGATACTGCTGCTAAATTTGAAATTAACACGCCACTTCGTTTAGCTCACTTTTTGGCTCAATGTGGCCATGAATCTGGCGGGTTTAAACTTGTTCAAGAGAATTTAAACTACGGAGCAAAAGGCCTTTTAGGTATATTCAAGAAGTATTTTCCAACCGAAGAAAAAGCTAAGTTGTATGAAAGAAAACCTGAGAAGATTGCAAACCTCGTTTATGGATCAAGGATGGGGAACGGACCTGAACCTTCAGGAGATGGTTATAAATTTCGTGGCCGTGGTTATATTCAATTAACCGGTAAAGACAACTATACTGCATTTGGCAAAGCTATCAATGAAGATATTGCCACCAATCCAGATAAAGTAGCTACTAACTATGCTTTATTATCTGCGGCATGGTTTTTCCATAAGAATGGCTTACATAAAATAGCTGATGGAGGTGCAACTGACGCAGTAGTAACTTCTGTAACTAAGCGTGTTAACGGAGGAACTATTGGCCTTTCTGATCGTATCAAACACTTTAAAGAGTATTACGATTTATTAAAGTAATAGGTTTCATAAAGGTTATACATTTATAACAATAAAAATGTACCTTATGAAAAATTTTTTTAAAGCATTATTCAACGACAACAACACTATTAACGAAAAAAGTTTTATTGGGTTTTGTGCCTTCTTAATGATGGTAGGCTTTGCAGTAGCAGATATTATTACTGGGAGTCTTGGTAAGGAACTCGTTGTTCAAGAGTTTATCTTTAATGCGTTTATGGTATTGACTTTAGGATCTTTTGGTATTGCTTCCGTAGATAAGTGGATCAATAAAAGCAAAGGAGAATCTAATGGAGAACTCTAAAACTACTATGTTTATATCCAATAATTGGAGTATCATAGTAGGAATTCTTACAGTGGCGTTTGCGGCCGGTGGAATCTTTAGTGAGTTCAGACTAATGCACAAAGAAATAGAAGAACTCAAACGAGACACTGATAGCAAAATTAATCAGATCATAGACGAACGTCAACGTAAGAGCGATTGGTTAGAGGAACAAGAACAACGAATTGATGATTTAGAAGAGTGGAAAGCATACGAAGACGGAAGACAGTCTAAATAAAAAAAATGAAAAACCTATCCAAAGAAGAATTATTAAGTAGACTTGAGGCAATTAACAGAAGCAATGCAATTATATATTTTGACCTAAAAGGAAATATTTTAGGTGTTAATGTTGTTTTTCTAAAAGCACTGGGATATGGTGAGAAGGATCATGAAGAAATCATCGGTAAACACCATAGTATTTTTGTATGTGAAGATTATGCAAGATCATTGGAGTATGAAAAGTTTTGGGATATATTAAGGAGTGGTAAATTCTATCAAGGAGAATTTGAGAGAAGGAAAAAAGATGGTAGTCTTATCAACTTACAAGCTACCTATAATCCTATCTATGATGAGAGCGGCACGATTACTAAAGTAATGAAAGTTGCTACTGACATTACTGAGATTGTTAATAGTAAAAAACAAATAGATGCGATTAACAAAAGTACTGCAACTATTAGTTTTGATATTAATGGTTTTATTTTAGACGCTAATTCTATATTCTTAGAAACTATGGGGTATAAGGCTAACGAAAAAAGCCAAGTAATAGGAAAGCATCATAGTATTTTTGTAACGTATGAGTATTCAAAATCAGATGAGTATAGTAAGTTTTGGAAATCTTTAAAAAGCGGTAAGTTTTTTGACGGGATATTTGAAAGAAAAAAAGTGGATGGTTCTATTATTTATTTACAAGCCACCTACAATCCTGTCTTTGATAGTAAAGGAAACGTCACAAATGTAATCAAAATTGCAACTGACGTTACTGAAGCCGTTATTAGCAAAAATAAGATAGATGCTCTTTCTAAAGATCTACAGATTGAGTTAGATAAATCACAGCAATTAAAAAACTCAATTGAAATAGAGAAGAACGCTGCATTAAATGATTTAGATGTGTTGATGAAGAAAAGTCAATCTGAATTAATCAAGACAATCGTATTAGTTGCTTTAGCAGTAATTATAGGTGTGGGTCTTGTAACAACTATGCTATATTGGATGGCTATGGTAACTGGTAAAGACACACAGATTATCGGCTCAACTTGGTCAAATATGTTTAGCGTATTGCTTACAAATGCATTTTCAATAGTAGGTACAATTATGGGTATTAAATACGCTACACAAGATGGTAGTAAAAAATAAAAACAATAGTTAATAATTTGATAACATTCTAGTAAAAGAGAGAAAGATAATTATATATGGATCAAATACGTTTCATACATGAGAGTTTTTCTCTTTTTTTTATTAGCTTGCATTTCTTTACAAACTTTATCTCAAGACACTTTATTCAACAAAAAATTAGACAACATTACAGTAACATCTGTTTCTAAAAAAGAAACTAATGTAGCAGTAGTGAATCTAATTAGAAATAGTTCAGTAGTTTCAGACGGACTTTCTATAGAGTTTATTAAAAAAACACCAGATCGTACAGTAGGCGATGCTCTAAAAAGGATAAATGGTGTTACTATTCAAAATGATAAGTTTGTATTAGTTCGTGGATTGTCTGATAGATATAATCTAGCTCTACTAAACAAAACTTATTTACCTTCTACAGAACCAGATAGAAAAGCGTTCTCATTTGATATCATTCCTTCAGCTTTAATTGATAACATTATTATATCAAAATCTGCAGCAGCAAATTTACCTGGAGATTTTGCGGGTGGTATTGTACAAATAACAACTAAAGATGTATCAAGTAATTTTTTCTCTTTAGGCGCAGGATTAAGTTATGGAACGGTGTCTACATTCCAAAAATTCAAGTTGGTGGAATATACGCAGTTTCCGCCCAACTTCCCATCTACATATCGATTCCGTATAGGAAGCAACGGAGATAGAAGAGCATATAGCAAACTAATAAGTTCACCTAAAATGCAAACAACTAATTCTGCGCCTAATACTAACAATTCATTTTCTTTCGGATTAAAAAAGAACAAGTGGAATTTAATCGTAAGCTCTACTTATAGGACTTCTTATTTAATAAATTATATAGATAGACAAGACTATCAGTCTTCAACAGAATTAGCTTACAAATATAAAGATACCTCGTATTCTAATACTCAGTTATTAAATGGATTAGCTAATATAACTTACATAGGCAAAAACAAATATAGTCTAAAGACAATAGTTAATTATCAAATAGAGAACTCTTATTTAACTCGTAATGGAGAGAACTACGATAACGTTCAGACAGTAAGAAGCAATTCATCTAATCATATTAATAAGCTCAATGTTAATTCTCAATTTGACGGTAAGATCAAAACATTAGACTTCAATTTAGGATATAATCTAATGCTAAGAGATCAACCTGATTATAGAGTGAATCCTATTACAAAATCATTAGGTACAAATGAAGCATACTCTATAGCATGGAGAGATACGTATCGTTTTTGGAGTGTTATGAACGAAAATAGTTTTAACGCAAGTGCTAATAAGTCTGTAGATAAATTTAAATTTGGCGGTAGCTATCTTAAAAAACTAAGAAGTTTTCAAGCTAGGATCTTTAGATATGAATCTTTAGA